ATTTAAAGACTTCATAGCTTTTATGATTCCTCTTTTTATTGGCGGATTTATCTTCAATAGAAGACGTAAACGTAAGGAGGTCCGAGTGAAGTTTTCATTTCTTTGGCTTGTTTTGATAGTCGGTGGAATTCTTGAAATATGCGATGACATCTACACAACTTATTCCTATAGGCATAATCATTTATATAATAATGATACGCTTACAACCGTGTTTAACTATGATTTTGCAAAAATTGTTTTTTGTGGGATTTTGATTTTTGTTTCTATTGTGCTTCTTCTTCAGGAGTTGCTTTTAAATAAACAGTCACATTGACGTATATTGCCTGCCGGCACATCGCCTTTTTTTATTTTGATATGGGCTTGTGCCGAAACAATGTTAGCTCACATTAAAGCCAATAAAATTAATGGATTGACAATGCTGCTTTTTTGATTTTTTTAGCTCTTGAGATGAGTTGATAAATATATCACCTTGTGTGTTTGTGTCGATTTAATAAGATTTTTATCTTCGTTATTCTGAACCAAAAAATCAGAGCTTTATTCGATTCCATCGTGCTTTATTCTGAAATGAATAACTTCCTGAGGTTAATGGTGAAATTTTATTCGAGATACTTTACCGGGAGACTGCATGACTGATATCTACTACCCACATGACAGCCTCCCTATGCCATTACAGGAAGGATACGGATTCCAGCTTGTAAGTCCGTTAAAACGAACCCAGCTAACCACCGGCCGCGCGCGGCAAAGGCGAGCTTATACGTCCACGCCGACGCAGGCCAGCATCACCTGGTTTATGGAAACCGATGCGCAAGGACTGGCGTTTGAGTCCTGGTTCCGGGATGCGTTATCTGACGGGGTTGCATGGTTCATGATGAAGCTGCAGACGCCTGCAGGCATTAAGTTTTACAAATGCCGCTTCACAGATATTTATCAGGGGCCGGTGCTGGTGGCCCCGATTTATTGGCGGTATTCGGCGATGCTGGAGCTATGGGAACGTCCGCTTATCCCTGATCCGTGGGGTAATTACCCAGAGTGGATTGTCGGGAGTTCGTTACTCGATATCGCTCTCAATAATGAGTGGCCGAAACATGACGATTCTTAACCGGCTTTATGCCAGCAGCGGATCGGAAGTCATCATTGAAACGCTGCAAATCAATATCGGTTCGACGGTGCATTATTTCTGCAAGGGTTATGAGGATATAACGGTAACGGTCGAAAATGGTGATTTGCTTACCTTTTCCGCCGCGGGCATTGATATCGCGCTACCTGCCAGAAATAGCGACGGCACTCAAGATTTGCAGTTTGCTATCAGCAATATTGATGGCGAGGTGAGCACAGCTATTCGTAATGCTCTGGGTAATCTCGATACCGGAACGCTGACTTATCGCCAGTACATTTCAACTGACCTGAGCGCTCCGGCGTCCGTTCCTTACACCCTGGCGATCAAGTCGGGCTCCTGGACGGCACTACAAGCACAAATCACTGCCGGTTACATGAATGTACTTGATACAGCCTGGCCTCGCTTTCGCTACACGCTGAATGAATTCCCCGGTTTACGCTACATGAATTGAGGTTCCTCAATGTTCAATCCTGATAAATACCATTCAGTCACCTGGCTGAAAGGGGGCCGCGCTTACCCTGAACTTGACTGTTTCGGCATCGTGAATGAAATCCGGCGCGATCTCGGGTTATCTGAATGGCCAGACTTCGCCGGCGTCACAAAAGACGGCGGGGGGCTCGACCGCGAGGCAAGAAAACTGATGCTGAGCCTCGAACGCTGCGAGCCCTGTGAGGGGGCCGGGGTGGCTTGTTATTCCGGCTCTACCGTGACTCATGTAGGCGTTGTGGTGATGATGGATAACCAGTTGCAGGTTGCTGAATGCAATCCCGGTTCAAACGTGTCGTTTATGCCCGTGTGGCGCTTTAAACGTCGGTTTATCAAAGTGGAATTTTGGCGATGACGATCCGAATATATCCCTCCCGGCTGCCGGGTGAGCCGCTGGAACGGCACGAACACGGTACGCTGACTTTGCACGACTGGATGTTGAAAAACGTCAAGGACTACGCGGAGTCAACCAAACATCCGATTGCCGTTGAATTAAATGGTAAGCCCCTCCCTCCAAATGAGTGGCCCTTGTGCCTGTTAAAGCCAGAAAGCGACATTAAAATGTTTCCCGTTCCCTACGGTACTGGCCTTGAAATCGCCGCCTGGGCAGCGATAGCCGTCGCGGTTGCTTCAGCGGCCTATTCCATTTACATGATGTCCACGATGGATAAAGGGGGCGGTTATTCATCTACAAATGGCCTTGGACTCGATTTAAACCCGGCAAAAGCAAATACCGCAAAACTTGGCGATGCGATCCGTGAGCTGTTTGGCCGCTATCGCATTTACCCTGATTACGTGGTGCAGCCGGTTACACGGTTTGACCCAAATGATCCGACTCGCATGATCGTTGAAATGTTGGTTTGCCTGGGGGTGGGTAATATCGCCTTTACAAACGGCGATATTCGCGTTGGGTCGAGCCCTGCAACCTCGCTTGGTACCAAATTTTCCTATAACGTTTTCTCGCCTGGCGCAGATGTGTCAGGTGACCATCGTAGTGAAAACTGGTTCAACAGTACGGAAGTGGGCGGCACCTCAAGCGGCAGCGGCCTTGATATGGCACAGACATCTCCAGACTCTACAGATATCACTGCTGACAGCATGACCGTGTCAGGGCCATCGGTTACGTTTTCCGGTCTTCATGACGACAACAATGACGATGAAGAGAATGCATTGCCAGAATCATGGGTAGAAGGTGCTCTGGTGACTATAACGGCTCCGGCCAACTTTGCTGTTTCTACTTCGTCAGGGTTTAGCGTGCTGGCCAGCAATACCCTATCAGAACTCAACCCATTTACTGGAATGCCGGTAACGCTGGAAATCAACGGATCAGAATATGACCTGTTCATAGCCACCTTCACGCCGGGACAGGATGCCGTTCCTGGTGTCGGTGGAACGGCTTCGGTGTTGCGCGGGAATGCGGCGCCGACCACCTACGATTTCTCAGTGACAAGCCAGACGTTTACACTGACGTGGCAGGAGGTTGCATATACCGTTTCGCTGGTGGCGAACTACGGCACTATGTCCGGGTTGCTCGCGGCGATTAACGGCGGGCTGACCGGGTCGGGGTTGGTCGCCCATGATGATGGCGGCGTGGTGCGCATTGTGGAGATATCGAGTCCGTGGCGTGGCGGCTCCATTACCTCATCGTCGTTTCCGGTATCCGTCTTCGGGGATAACCCTGATTCTACGTCAGGCACGGCATCAAGCGGGGGCAGCCCTGCGATTACGTCTAATGTCACCCTCGCATATGGAAGCGCTGCAGGTGCGGCTTTCTCGGGTATTCCTGAAGGTACGCAGCGGCTTTCCCTGGCCCATCGCGGTAACGAGTACCGTATTTCAGAAGCCGACGGCACAACTGCAACTGTTCAGCGGATAATTGATGGTGCCGTTGACGCATACTGGCCTGGCTTTTCGCCGCGCACGATGATCGACTATGCGGCTACCGGCATTAATGACAATAACACCTGGATGGGGCCATTCCTGGCTTGCCCAGAAAATGAGGTGGTGGACGCATTCGAGGTGAATTTTTCGTTTCCGTCGGGTATCTGCGGTTTCGACAGCAAAGGCAAAAAACGAATTCGTCATTGCGAGTGGGAAATACAGTACCGCGTTTATGGTTCCGGCACTGGATGGACGAGTAAACAGGGCGTTTATGCCCTGCAGAACGTTAACGGACTGGGGTTTACTGAACGAATTGATCTCGATTCGCCCGGGCTGGTCGAGGTTCGCTGCCGTCGCCGGAACGAGCAGGGTTCGAACAACGCCAGGGATTCGATGTTCTGGCATGCACTCCGGGGGCGGCTGCTGGCACGACCATCGTCGTATGCTGGTGTAACGCTGATGGCGGCCACGGTTGAAACCGGCGGCGTGCTGGCGGCGCAATCTGACAGGCGCGTCAGCGTAGTCGGTACGCGTATTTATGCAACTGGCGCTGCACGCAGCATATCCGGCGCGTTGTACCACGTCGGTGATTCGCTGGGGCTGGCAATGGATACCGAGGCTATCGATGTTCTGGAATCCACCTACTGGGCGCCAGGCAGCGAGTATTTTGATTACGCCACCGGCGACAGCATTTCGGCGCTTGAAATGTTGCAAAAAATCACCAACGCGGGGAAATCGTATTTCCTGCTGAGCGACGGTCTGGCATCCGTTGGCCGGGAAGGGGTAAAAAACTGGTCCGGAATTATCAGCCCTCATGAAATGACGGAGGAGTTACAAACGTCATTCTCCGCGCCTTCGGCTGATGATTATGATGGAGTGGACGTCACGTATATCAACGGCACGACGTGGGCGGAGGAAACGGTACAATGCCGGACACCGGACAACCCTACGCCGAGGAAGGTGGAGAAATACACGCTTGATGGCGTTCTCGACCCCAATCGTGCATATCGAATCGGCATGCGGCGCCTGATGAAATATTTGCATCAGCGACTTGGCCACACAACCAGCACGGAGCTGGATGCACTAGTCTATCAGTTTGGCGACCGCATACTGCTGACCGATGATATCCCTGGCAATAAAACAGTGAGCTCTCTTGTCGTCGATATGTCTACCGATGGCGGACAGACAACGTTTTCAGTGACAGAGCCGCTCGACTGGTCGTTTGAAAATCCCCGGGCGATCGTGCGTTACCAGGATGGTTCGGCCTCCGGATTGCTGGTGGTTACGCGGGTAGGGGATTATGAACTCTCCGTTCCGTGGCAGGCGTCCTTTGACGATATCGTCCTTGAAGATCCTTATATCGAACCACCGCGGCTGATTTTCTGTAACTCCACGCGCAGTTATTACGACGCAATTTTTGATGAAATTGGTTCGCCATCTGATGGCACCTGCTCGATCACTGCCCGACAGTATTCCGAGATTTTCTATCAGTACGACGACGCTATCTACCCCGGCAACGTCGCTTAAAACCACAAATTCCCCTAATTAACTTTCTTTCGCTTAAACCCTCGTTTAGGCGAAGTGCCTTTTTGGAGCAAAAATATGGCCTTTAATCCGCCGTTGGGGAGCACGTCTCCCGAGGTGTTGGTCGGTAATGCCACACGCCTGGATGAACTGGTGAACGGGCCTCCGGCCACCGTTCCCGACCGCGCCGGGGAACCTCTCTATACCTGGCGGCTTCAGCAACAAAAAATGGAAGATACCCTCGCTAACTTCCAGGAAAACGGCGGCGCTCTGGGGTTTGGTTCGCTTGATGAGCTGCTGGCCTATACCCCGGATAAAGCCAACGTGCTGGCGGTCGATACCAGCACCGGGGAGCAGTATCTCTGGACAGGTACAGAGTGGGTCTCTTCGGAATACCAGGCCAACGAGAAGATCAAAACGCTGAACGAAACCATCAAGAAGGGTGACGCCAGCGAGGTGATTTTCAAAGTTGTCGATTTGCTTGGTTGGCGTCAGTTTTATGCACTGACGAGCGGGGAATTTGGGACAAAATTCACCCGCATAAAACCTGACGGAATTGAATTGTCCGGTTTTAATCTGAAATTCTCAGAGGAGGCTGGATTTTACTTTCAAAACTTTATTGGTCAAAGGCTGACCATCATTGATGAAAATGGCATTGTTGCTCCGAAGAGTCTGCGTGCGACAGCTGCCGGAGCTTTCGGAACGGATGCTGCGAGACTGGCTAGATCAGGAATTGTGTTTGATGGTGGTAATGCCCGTATCGATATCTCTGGCCCTGAGTTTATCAAGGCGGCCGATATCATTGGCAGAACTAAAACCGTTGTCGATAAATACGGGAATTTTGTCGGGGGCGGGGGCGGAATGTCGCAGCAGGACAGGATCGATATTCTGAATGCCGAGAACCTCAACTATTACAGTAAGGTCCGCAGCCGGTATAACACAGATATCGAGCGTCTTGTGTTTGCACTTACGTTAATTCTGGGCTCGGGCCAGTCTCTGGAATCGACTCAGGAGGGGTTCCCGGCGCTGAGCACGAGTGTTTACGAGAATCTGGGTAACCTGATGCTGGGTGATAGCCCGCGGCCAAACAGCAGGACCGCCGCGAATTTCACCCCCGTCGGCACGCCGGAACTGAAGCCGCTAAAGGCTGTTGTACAAAGTTCTGACGGCTCCACGATTTTGACTACAGCGCAAATTTCTGCGTTACCTGCCGGCGCACCTAACGAAGGTGAAGGTGCAGTGGCGACAGTTAACATGCTTCGGGCGTTGTTCCTGCGGCAGATGTCGTTGCTAACTGATCCCTCTCGCGCATTCGTGCTGGCAAGTTGCGGGGTGAACGGGAGGACCATTGAAGCCCTTTCGAAAGGGGCCAGCCCTGAGTTATATAACCGCGTTCGTGAGGCTGTGACCAAAATTAAAGCGATTGCGGACAGCCAGGGTAAATCGTTTGGTATCGGCGCTATTCTGTTCGATCAGGGGCAATGGAACTACAACCCTGCATATGGCGGCGATGGTACCCGTGTGGGATGGAAGTCGTTATTCCTCAAATATTACGATGACCTGGTGGCCGATTTTTGCGCGGGGCAAAATCCCCCTGCGGTGTTCATGAGCCAGACCGGGGCGGGATATACCAGCGATACGAACGAACTTGCGATCGGGATGGCCCAACTGGACCTGGTGACGGCCGGCGGGAATTTTTACGGCTCCGGTACTACCTACCAGTTGCCGGATAAAGGCGGTCATTTAACCAGCAACGGGTATCGGTGGCGGTCTCAGCAGGATGCAAAGGTCGCATTCCGTGTGCTTGTCCTGGGCGAAGGCTGGGAGCCGTTACATTGCGTCAGCGCGGAAGTTAAGGGGAATGTTGGCCTCCTCTCCTACGCGGTTCCTTATCCTCCCCTCCAGTGGGGGACGCCCTATGTTGGCAGGACAGCGACCACTTACGCCGATAAAGGGTATCGCGCCACCGATGACAACGGCACACTTCCCATCACCGCGGCTGAAATCGCCGCAGATACCGTAGTGAAACTGACATTCAGCCGTACCGCCGTCGGTACCGTGAAAATCTGGTATGCCGATAAGACGGCGCATAACGGTAATGGCTGCCTGAAAGACAGCGATCCGTTCCTGGCTACGGAAAATTACGTTTATATCGCGGGTAGCGGCCAGTATGCCGATGAGAATATCCCCGAACTGGTGGGAAAACCGTACCCACTTCATAACTGGGCCTGGGCTCAGGTCATTACCACGATTGCAGCATAAGGAAAATCATCATGGGTATTACGCTTTACACCAATAATACTGAGTCCAGCATTTCAGAGCCTGATGGTTATTCGCCAGGATTTGATACAACGTCCCTTCGCCGGGCGGAAATATTTACGTATACCGGGATCGGAAATAATTTAATGCCCGGTGAAGATTTACCCATCACTGTTGGCTCACCATCGTTTATTGATGGAACGCCATTTGTTTCATTCTCTAATAACGCGTCGGTTGCACACCTGAACCTCGGCATTCCTGACAGTGGGGCCCAAACGTGGTTTGCGCTTTTCGATCCAAATAATGACGCATCACAGCGCATTGTTATGGGAAGCTATACCGGCACGAGTGTGACTAATCACCCCGGAACGAGCATACTTATTAGTGAAACTGGTAGTTTGCAACTTTCTGCGGGTTACTACGACCCATCTACCAACGCATACGGTACTGGTTTCGCAACAATGCCCGCATTTCACAAAGATAAACCGATGCTGTTGTGTATGGTTCTTGATGGAAAAAATACCGCCCTCAAAGATTTAACAAATAACGTATCAACGGGCGTAACTTTTTCGGGGACCCGTGAACGCTCTCCAGCGATTATTCGTGCTGGCAAAGGAGGCGCGTCACTCTGGGGGGCAGCGGCTGCAACAAGCCGCTTTGGGGCCTATCTGGTGTTTGACCGGGTATTGTCTGAAGAGGAACAGGCTACAGTACATGCTTATCTCCTGCGATGCGTTCAGGCTAAATTCCCCTCTGTAACTTTCTGATCTGACAGCGGCTATCACCGTCGATAGCCGCTAAAGGTGTTTCTGCTCTGACCAGACAAATACTTCTCGCACATATAGGATTTTTCTTAGAACATGATCTGTGCGCAAAGACGCACACAGCAATAATGTCATTCAGTAATTTTCCCCCGGTGTGCCTCCGGGGGGATTTTTTCTATTTGTAAAAGTTACATCAGCTTAGTGGTGCATAGTAAACCGGGCGAACGCCCTGTTCAGAAACAACCGTTAACGGGCCGCCCACAAATCCGAACTGAAACATTCCCGCCACCGCGCGAACCGGATGGACAGCCGATGTGGCCGTCGGGGTGTATTGCGCGGTTTCACTCCCCCGCATGATGCCTGCGCCGGTGATAGTGGGCCAAAGTCCATGTAACTCCATCGCACTTTTCACTGCCGCGGGCAGCGTGCTTGTCGGCTGAACGGTCACGCTGGCCCAGCTGCCGAAGAAAAACTCATTTGCGGCCAGACTGGTGGCACTTGCCTTTACCCTTACACTGTTGACTGTCGTCGGTACGTAATCCCCGCCAGCAATGGATCCTGTGAAGGTCACCGGAGTCAGCGCGCCGGTAGCCGCATCAAAGGCATACCAGCCAGCACTGATATCCGAGGTTGAGAAAATATCAGCGCCTGCAGCGGCGGCCTCATTCCCTTTTCCATAAACCTGAATCTCACCACCCGGCACGACACGGGCCCCCGGGGTTCGCTCCCACAGATTCCCCACAATATCGCTGATGCCGGAAAAATTACCGTCATGCCGGAATGATACCGGGCCTGAGCCTGTATAAATGTAACGGTTTCCGGCCTCACCAGGGGCCTTACCGTCAAGCCTTCTGCCGTGTTCGCCGGTTGCGTTGAATCCGGCGAGAGTATTCTGCCCGTGTGAGTTAAAGCCCTTGCTGATGGCAATCGCCTGCAGCAGGGAGAACTCGGCATTGGTCATCACATGCCAGGTGCTCCCGACGGCTTTTGCTGCGCTGATGGCGGCATTCAGTGTGGCATTGCGTGCGTTTGGGTCCACATTTGGAAGACTCAGCAACTCACCATTAACAATCGAGCCCTGATAAGTGCCGATATACAGCTGCGAAATCTCTTTATCGCCGGCTTTAAAAGCCGGATGTACACCCGTGATGCCCAGCGCAGGGTTGAGGGTTTCAATGTTCGCTTTCGGAATAATGTTCACGAAGGTTGGCTGGCCTTTCGGGGTATAAAGCACTGTCTGAGCGCCACCGCTGGCGGCTTCAATCGCGGTACGCAGAGAATCTTTAATGAGGATAGTGGTCATGGTATTTCCTTATGGGTTATAGCTGAAAAAGGTATCGAGGTAAGCCAGTCGCTGTTTTAACCAGGTTAGTATCTGGTCGATGCTGGTGATGGTCAGAGACGGAACGGTTGGCCACTGAGCATATTCCGCAGCAAACATTTCCTCTGAATAACGGGTCATCAGGTCGCGAGCCAGCGTGTACACGGTATCGACAGAAAAAACATCAGCCTTGCGCAGTTCCGCATAGCGTGCGTTCATTTCAGTGAGCCAGGTGTTGCGAACTTTATTCCAGAAGGTGCGGTTAACTCCCATAACCAGGCCATTGTCAAAGAGGTTCAGCGTAGGTGCGTAGGCAATCTCTTTACCGTCCCAGCGCAGACCAAAAACAGTATCGAGGTCGTAGGGCATGAAAAACCACTTCACGCCGTCCCATGTGAGGAACTGGGTATTTTTCTGCGTGCAGTCCGGTGCGCAGATCACGCACATGAAAACGTAGAAATCGATGATGTTAGTGGCATCAAGATGCGTACTGGCGTTTGCCGTAAAATCTGCCTGTGAGGACGAGGCAAAGGCGCGCCAGGCATCCAGTGCCGCATCGGTTTCATCGTGAGACTTTGAAGGGGCTTTTAACTCCCATGTGCCGTCATCCGGCAGGGCCGGAATATTCACGGCGCCATCAAAACCGATCAGGATTTGCGTCGCCTCATTTTTTGCGATGTTGTAGTTCTTACGCTTCTTTCCGATCATTAGATCGCCGATGCCGTAGAAATCACCATTCAGGTACAGAATACAGGCGTATCCCCGCGGGTGGCCGGTTGCGCCGGTATCGACTGCAGCAGCGCCGAGTTTCCCTGCGTAGGTGTTGTCGATCTCCCGTTTCGGCCAGCCCCGGCGTGTCTCCACGACTTTGTCCCACAGGTTGTAGCAAAGCGTG